ACTACGCGCAAATCACCCCCAATAAGACGCTGGTCATCAGCGATTTGCCGCCCTACGAAACAGGCCACCTGAGCGTGAGTATCGCCGCCGCCGGCACGGCGCAATGTGGCACGTTGGCGGTGGGGCAGGCAGTGGACGTGGGCGACATTGCCTACGGCGCGCGCATTGGTATTACCGATTACTCACGCAAGGAAACCGATGATTGGGGCGGCAGTTACGTCAGCCAACGCGCGTTCGCCAAGCGATTCGAAGTCATCGCAAGTATCCCCGCTACCCGAGTTGATTACGTTGCGGCCCAGTTCGCCGCCATCCGCGCCACGCCGGTGATTTGGCTGGGTGGCACGCAGTACGACTCCCTGCTCGCGTTCGGCTGGCTGCGCGATTGGGGTATCAACATCGCTTATCCGACCTATTCCGAGGCATCCATGACGATTGAGGGACTGACATGACCATTAGCGCACTACCCCCCGCGCCGACGCGCGAAGACGCCGCCGACTTCCGCACCCGCGCCGACGCGTTTTTGTCTGCGTTGCCGGCGTTTGGCACGCAGGCCAATGCGCTGGCGGCGGATGTGACCGCCAAGCAGTCGGATGTAACCACCAAGCACGACTCGGTCATTGCCGCCCACACCACCGCCATGGCGGCAGGCCTGGCCAACGCCGCAACCAACGCCAGCACCGCCACCAGCAAAGCTACCGAAGCTGCCGCCAGCGCCAGCAACGCACAAGCCGCCTGGACCGCCGCCCTAGCAGCCAACCCCGATCTCAACCCTGTGATCCGCATGAACCCCCGCGTGGCCAGTGAAAACACCACCATCCCCAGCCACTTCAACGCCTACAGCGCCGGCCCGCTGGAAATCGCAGCCGGCACCACCATTACCCTTGAAGACCATTCCACCTGGAGCATTTTATGAGCAACCTGATCTTACGCAGCATCACCGGCAAGGACGGCCAACCAGTCTATTTTCCTAACGGCATCGCCATCGGTTCCGGCAATTCCGGCGGCGTCAATGATATCGGCCTTCCCGGCCAGCGCGGCTTCGGTGTTGGCATCTGTCCAGAGGCCCTGCCCACCGGCATGGTGGAGCTGTCCGGCACGCGCGATCCGGCGTCCGACAATTACGGAAATTATCAGTTTTCGGACGGTAGCATCATGGTCTGGATGCCGGCGTTTTTTTACAAGTTCGGCACCGGGGTAAACGGGCTGGCGATCAACATTGTTGACATCAAGCCGTTTTCCACCTACGCCAGCATCGCCTCCGCCACCTCAGCCGGCTATGCGTTGCACCGAGCGTTCTACGATGGCGGCGCAATCAAATCCGGCGTGTTTGTCGATAAATACCTCGCCACCAACAACGCTGGCACTGCCAGCAGCCTGCGTAACGGCAACCCGCTCAGCAGTGCCCTTGCACATAATCCGTTTAACGGCCTCACCGGCGCACCCGCAAACACGTATGCCGGCGCAATTGCAGCGGCAAAAACGCGCGGCGCGAACTTCTTCTGCAACTCGCTGTTCATTTTCAAAGCGCTGGCTTTGCTTTCCCTGGCACACGGCCAATCCAGCACCAGCACCACATTTAATGCCTGGTATTCCAGCAGCACCAGCAACTTCCCGAAGGGCTGCAACAACAACGCACTGAGCGATGCGCAGGATGCCATGCTGACATTTGTGTGGGATGGCTACGCCGCCAACAACTCATGCAAAACCGGTAGCGCCAACCTGTTCGCGCGCACCACACACAACGGGCAGAACTGTGGCGTGGCAGATCTTAATGGCTGCATGTGGGAGATCACCCCGGGCTTGACGGTAAACAATAACGATCCCGCAGTCGGCAATTTTTATGTGCTGAAAACCGCCACGGCGATGCGCAACGTGACAGGCGGCAACGCCCTGGCGACTGATCTGTGGGGCGCAACCGGCCTAGCCGCGCTGTATGACGATCTCGGCCTGATGAACAACTTCACCGGCTATGCGCTGAATTTTTCCGACCGCACATTAACGATGGGCAGCGCCAGCCAAGCGCTCAGCGCCGCCACCAGCGGCACCGCATGGCAGATGACCGGCGCGGGCGTTCCGCTAGTGGCAGGCGGGTCAAACATGTTCGGCAATGACACCCTAAACGATTTCAGCACGGCGGATTCGTGCCCGATTGCCGGCGGGCATTGGACCATTTCGTCCGGTGCGGGCGTTTGGGCGTTGTACCTCCACGCTGCGCGGGGCCACTCCGGCGACCATGTTGGGTTTCGCTCGGCCTTGTACCTCTGACGGCCCGAGCGATAGCGATGGGCCTTCACGACGAAGCTAGGCTGGATAGCAAATTTACGGACTTTGCACGTCAGATGAATTTGTATCTCAATCACTTCCCGAAACACGAGAAGCACGGTCTTGCGCTGGAGATTCGGCGCGCGGCTTATGACACCTACAGCTTCATCGTGGAGGCGCAAAAGCGCTATCACAAAAAAACCGCAATAACCAACCTCGATGTACGCCACGAGCAGCTGCGCATGCTGCTGCGCTTGGCGCATGCGCTCGGTTATTTTGAGTTCAAGGATGGACACCACCACCCCGAGAAAGACGGCGAACACCGCTACTTAGTTATCTCGCGGATGGTGGACGAGTTAGGGCGCATGATCGGCGGCTGGGTAGTTGCTGATCGTGCGCTAGACAAACGGGAAGCGTCTTAACATGTGCCCGATTGCCGGCGGGAATTGGAACAATTCGTCCAGTGCGGGCGTTTGGGCGTTGAACCTCAACAATGCGCAGGGCAACTCCAACGACAATGTTGGGTTTCGCTCGGACTCGGCTTCACCTCACGGATCGAAAGATCGAAGTGGAACCAAGGGAGACGCTTTCCGGCGCGAGGCTTTTGCCTCGGCTAAATCGGTTTGCATGGGCCTTTCTAGTAGGTTTGATTCTGTCATTCTCGAAAGTCTGGCCCCATGAAACGCGCTGGCTATTTATTCGAGCGCACGTTTACACCGGCGTCTTTGTTGGCGGCATTCCATGCCGCCGCACGCCACAAGCGCGGTAAACGCGCCTGCTTTCAATTCGAAAAGCACTTGGCACACAACCTGGACGCACTGCACGCCGAATTGCACGGCGGCACATATCGCCCCGGCCCCTACTACAGCTTCACCGTTTACGAACCAAAAACGCGGCAGATATACGCACCTGCTTTCCGCGACCTAGTGGTGCAACATGCCATCTACGCCGAGATCTACCCGATATTCAACAGGGGCTTCATTGACCAATCGTTCGCCTGCCGAGTCGGGCGAGGCACGCACAAGGCCGCTGATTATGCGCAGGAGGCAATGCAGGTTTGTGCGCCGGACAGCTACACGCTCAAGCTCGATATCCGCAAATTTTTCTATCGCATCGACCGCGATATTCTGCGCACATTGATTGAGCGCAAGATTAAAGATCGCCGCTTCGTTGATCTGATGATGGCCTTTGCAGACCACGGCGAACCAGTCGGCATCCCCATCGGCAATCTACTCAGCCAGATTTACGCACTGCTTTACCTAGACCCGCTCGACCACTTCATTGTGCGCGAAATCAAGCCGCTGCGTTACTGCCGTTATGTTGATGATTTTGTGCTTTTCGGCCTGACTCGCGCGAACGCCGTGACCGCACGAGAGCGGGTGATAGTGTTCTTGGCCGGCCTGCGCCTCACGCTATCACGCTCAACCCTGGCCCGCGTCACACGCGGCATCAACTTCGTCGGCTACCGCACCTGGGCCAGCAAGCGCTTCATCCGCCGGCACAGCCTTTACACACTAAGAGCCGCCGCCAAACGCGGGAGGCTCGATAGCGTGATCAGTGTTTTGGGCCACGCACGCAAAACCCACTCTTTGCAGCACCTGCTGCGCTACCTGAAAGGAAATCACCATGCCCTCTATCGTCTCCTACCGAAAGTTTATCAACGCCCAGGTTACTCGTGAACTTGCCGCGCCTGATGGCGCGACCGAACTCGCCACCTTGGCGGATGGCACCACATACGTTTGCCTGCCCGAAGCCGGCGCCCTGCCAGTCGCGCAGCACGCCGAAATCGTAGACAGCATCGCCAGCGTGACGCCGGATGCCACCCTGCGCGCTCAAATCATTGCCGCCAGCCCGCATTGTCGGTTGATTGATGAGCGCATGCGCACCATGATCCGCGACGCCTATCCATTGGAGGATGAACTTAAGTTCGCCCGCATCGGTGTTGGCGCGGCGATGGGGGTGTATCAACCCACTAGCGATGAAGTGCAGGCCATGACCGTGTTCGGCGAATTTGTCGAAGGCGTGCGGCAATGGGGGCGGGATCAACGCACTTCGCTTGGGTTGTGATGATCCACCCGCTGACTTTTTACGTTAACCAACACCAGACCGCAGAAGAACTTATCGCACTACTACCCTTAATCCAATGGCTTGATTCGCAGCAAAACTGTTAAGACCTTGCACAAAACCGCGCCGGCTATGGGCGCGTGCCTGTTTTGCGCGTTTATTGTGTGCTGTGTTGTATGTTTAAGCTGTTGATTTGATTATTAAAGTGTACGTTTTTATGTATATTTGAGTGCTAATCTTACTAACTCCTGTCAAACCCGCATGGATATTGGCTTTGCGGGGAGTGTTTATTATTTGCTCGTTATTCGCACACTATAAGCTAGCCTGTTTTCATAATGATTTTAGTCCACTCAGACCCGCGAACATCCCGATAAACGGCAGTCGTTGCTGCGTCCTTGTGACCGGCCAGCGCCTGGGCGAATTCGGCGCCGGCCTGATCGGTCCATAACCTGATCGAGAGTGAGCGCATTTCGTGGAAGGTCGGCGGTTCGATGCCCTCAGGCCAGAAGCGCGGCACGGAATCGCGCGCCTTGGCGAATCCCTTTGTCAGCCGGTTGAGCGATAGCGCATCACCTGGTGCTACTCTGGATTGATGCCGTATCTGATGCAGTAGCCAGGGTGAAACCACGGCATCGCGGCATTTCGCCACCACATCGGATAGCGTCAGATCGAGCGAGTCAAGGCGCAGATCGAGCGGGATGGCGAGTTGTGCGCCTGTCTTGCCTTGTCGCACGTAGAGCGTGCCGGACTCGATCCATGCCGATGCGTCGGCACGCTTGCGGAACTGCATCGCGGCCAGGTCTTCGCGCCTTTGGCCGGTAATGATGGCAAGTTCCATGGCGCGTTGCAGCCACGGGTCATGCTTGGCGGCAGCGGCATAGATGACGCGGAATCCGTCGAGCGTCAGGCGGGCGCGTTTGACGCCGGCCGGGACGCTGCGTAGCACCATGATGGGGTTGGTGGTTGCCCATCCCTGGGCGATGGCTTCGCGCCACACGTCCTGGACGTAGCTTTTCCAGTTCACCGCCGCGCCGTGTTTGCCGGCTTCGATCATGCCGTCGATCCAGTCCGCCCAGATGCGCGGCGCGGCGAGTTCGGCCAGTGTTCGCCGCCCGAATTTGGCCTCAAGTGCGCTGCGCTTCCAGTTTAATTGCCGTTGGGTTGTTGCGGCCAGGTTGCGTCTGGATTGAATCTTGGCGTATTCGCTGAGCCAGTCCGCCAGCGTGGCGCCGGTGCTGGCTTGAATCTTTGCGAGGATGTCTGTCTGTGCTTGTTCGGCCTCAACGTATTGGTTGGCCTCGATGGCCTGCTTGATCGCGTCCTTGCGCGGCACGCGGCCCACTGCGATGGCTTTCCCAATCAGGCGGTTGACGTAAACAAAGTACCCCGGCCGCTGTTCATAGAGGTTTGCGGGTAGATCATCGCTGGTTGTTTTGCGCGGCCTGCTCACGGACATGATCTAGGATGCTCTTGGGTTGGTCAGTTTGCTTCCGATACATCGCCGTTGGCAACACGTAGATTTTCGCGCCGGCGCGGATCGGTTCCGGGTAGATGCGCCCCTGGCTGACCCAGCGCCGTGCGGTGCTGATGTGCGGCGGCGGGTCGAAGTTGTCGGCCAGCCAGCGGCTTAGTTCGATGTGTTTGGCCATGTGACGTAAAACTCTGTAAATACGCGGTTACGCGTCAAAAGTGACGTGTCTCATGCGTTGGGCGTCAGTAGCATTTCCGCCATGTTCAGGGTCGCCAAATCTACAGGTGTGGCGTACGCGGGTTT